CGCAGCCACTGCTCGTGCTTCTCCGCCACCACTGCGGCGAGCTGCAACCGGTACCCCTCGTCAGATGCACGAGCGATCTGCTCGGCCAGCGCTCGGGTCACCTTGTCGGCGCCCATGACCTGCCGGACCGTCTCCCGATCGATGTGGTTCTCGTACTTCACCTTTGACGTCGCGTAGTCGATGCCCGCCTGCCGAAGTGCCTGCGACACTTCGAAACGCATCGCGATCAACTGCGCCCCGTACGACCCGCCGAGGGTCCGGAAGACGGCGTCGACGAGAGCCACGTGCAGGGCGTCTTCCCTCGACGGGTGGTGGATGCCGACGGTGCGGAGCACGTGAGCGATCCGGGGATCGAGGCCGACCCCTTCGACGACCTCACCCGTGGCCCCGTCGACGCCGATCACGACGTCGCCGCCTGACGGGCGTTGTACTTGTCGCGACTGATCTGTTTGCACGCGCGGCACTGTCGGCCGTGGGCGCCGGACACGATGTTGCTCGGGTCCGTGATGTCGTGCAGGCCCGCCTTGCACCGTGTGCGCAGCACGTAGCTGGTGATGCCCCGCCTGATGTTCTCGGCCAGGGTCACCGGCTCGAGATGGTCAGGGTTGACGCAGAGCCGGTTGCGGCACAGGTGGTCGAGGTGCAGGCCTTCCGGGATCTCACCACGCAGCAGGGTGTAAGCCACGCGATGGGCCTTCTGCTTCGAGCCACCGAAGCTCAGCTCCCCGTACCCTTTGCTGTTCGGACGAGCGATCCACAGCCAGCAGCTCGACCCAGAGCGGTCGACCTTCGCCCAGAAATCGGCCTCAGTGTTCCGACGCATCGTCGCCCTCCTCAGCCTGCGGCGGGACCTCTTCTTCGCCCGGACGGACCTCGTCTGTGGGGATGGCAGTGACCGGCCAGTCCGACGTGCCCTCGTCCGGTGCGGCCCACGCCTTCTCCGGCTCCGGCGACGGCGGAGCAGCCGGCGCCGACAGCGACACGGCGATCGCCTTCAGGTCCTCGAACAGCTGCTCGTTGCGCTCGTGACCTGGGATCTGCTTCCACAGCCCGTTCAGCTCGGACGCCGACGACAGTTCGCGCGCCTCGGCACGCCAGTCGCGACCCGACGGCTCCGGCTCCACCAGCACGGGCTGCGCCGGCACCGGCGCGGCCTGCTTCGCCTGCCCCGCCTGGTCCATCTCCTCGGACGAGTACAGCCCGGAGAGGTCCTGCGGGAACGCCTTCCGCAGCGCCAGCATCTCGGCGCACTTCCCGAGCATCAGCGCCGGCATCTTCGTCCACATCGTACCGCCAGCGTTGTAGGCGTCCATCGTCGCCACGGCGACCAGCGGCTCGACGAACCCCTCTCGGTAGACGCCCACTCGAGCGGCCTTCGGCGGCTTGGAGTCCAGCCACACGTCGACCCACGTCACGCCGTCGCTCGTCCACTGGGTCGGCGTCTGGCCGCGGTACTCGCGGGTCCGCTCGGCGACGAGGCGGGCCCCGTCGATCGACACCTGAGTGCCCCAGCGGCCCTTCCGCTCGATGCAGTAGATCTGTCGTGCGATCGGGTCCAGGCCCGTGCGGCGGGCGTGGAGCAGGAACGCTTCCACGACGGGGCGCGGAGCCAGCTGACGATTCGTGGCCGGGCCCGTGACCAGACCAGCGGCCTCGACGAGGGCCTTCTCCGTCTCGGTCCACTGCGACGCGTCACCCGTCGCCGGAAGCGCCACCACCGTCCCGGTCATGCGGACACCGCCTCAAGGTCGATCCGGGTCCAGAGTCCGCCGCGGCACTCGTAGACACCGTCGATGAGGCCGGACGTGTCTGCCTGGTGCTGGCCCGGGTTGCCTGCCCCCTGGCTGATCCCGGCACGCTCGGCGATGTGCCAGGCCGCCGGCCAACCGCCGACCCGCTCGTCAACAGGCGTGAAGATCGCGCCGTTGCCGTAGGTCCACCGCTCGTTCCCCACGCGCTCGTGGATCTTGCCGATGCTGACGGCGCTGACACCCGCCTCTGCGGCGATGTCCAACAGCTCGGCCGTCTTGCCAGTGGCGGCGACGAGGTCACGCTGCACCTGGGCGAGTTCCTCCCGCAGTGCCGCCGTGCGCTGCACGAGGCGCTCGGTCTTGCTCTCGAAATCGGTCATGCCTTCATCTCCTTGTTCTTGACGGCCGTGACCGTCAGGGACTCCTTCACCGGCACCTGGCGGACCTCGCCCGGCACGGTGGTCGTGTACTTCTCGGCCAGCTCGCGGAACGCGCCCTCAGCGACATGCGCTCGGTTCAGGGCCGCATCGACGGCGGCGTTCGCCTCGTCGAACTCGCGAGCAACGTCGGGGTGGTCGGCGCGCAGCGACGCCTCGTCGACCGTCTCCACCGGGTCGCCCGCGACATCAGCCGTACCGGCCGCCCGCCACGTAATCCGCGCCAGCGGGGACTCCTGCGACAGCTCGTCGTGCTCGGAGCGCAGCTTCACCTGCAGCTCCTTCCACGTCTGCTCCTTCGCCTTCTTCGCCGACGACTCCTCCTCGCGGAACCGCAGGAGGTTGACCGCGAGCGTGTCGAGCTAGTCGTCGTACTGGACGACGTCGCCCGCGGTCGCCGCGTCGAAGGCCACCAGGAACCCGACCGCGATCGCCTCGAGCTCCTTCGCCAGCGCCTCGTCGTACTCGAGCCACTCCATGACCGGCACGAGGCCCACCGGCTCCGGCTCCCACGCCCCGTTCTCACGCTCCACGAACACGTCGTCGTGGACCTCCCACGCGTACAAGCAGCGACGCGCACCCGTGACGCGCATGACCCACGTCATCTGCGCCCGATAGCCCTTCTTCGCCTCCGCCTGCGAGCCGAGCGGGATCTCGTACTTCGACGTCTTGATCTCCGAAACCACCAGCTGGCCGTGCACGACCCCGAGGCCGTCGGGCGAGCCCAGGAACCGGCTGTTGTCCGCCGCGTGGAACACCCGCGACTCGGGCAGCAGCGTCGGGTAGATCGACTCGATCGTCGCCGCGATCACCGGCTCCCGGGTCTTGCCCCAGACGACGTAGTTGCCCGTCAGCTCCGGCTCCGGCCCGGCGAGCTTCTTCGCGATCAGACCGGCGACGCTGATGCGCCGCAGGTAGAGGTCGCGGACCTCCGTCGCCGTGATGCCCTGCGCCCGCTCGAGCAGCCACGCGGTGCGGTCGAGGTCGCTGGCACCTGCACGGGACTCGACGTCCTGCAGGTCGACGCTCATGGTGTCGCTCATGCTGTTGCTCCTTCGTTGATGTACTTGCCGATGCGCACGGTTGCGCCCGGCCGGTCTGAATAGGTCTTGAGGGTCCAGATCTCGACCACCTGCCCGTCGTCGCCCCACGCCTTCGCGTCGGTCACGGCGTCGAGGATCGAGCGGACGAGCTTGTCGAGATCGGGACGGATGGACGGCATGCCCTCGCGGTCCTTGGGGATCGACTTCGGGGCCGGCAGCCGGAACGTCACGTGCACAACGAGGGGGCCCTGCAACGGCCACGCGGGGTCGGCGGGGACTGCTGCGGTGACGGTCTTCCGCCACCCCTTCAGGCCCTTGTTCGCGTCAGCCATGACCGCGCGCCCCTTGACGACGTAGGCGGTCTTCGACCCCTGAGGGATCGGCAGCCCGTTGACCTCGAACACGACCACCGGGTCGATCACGAGCGCTTCTCGATCTGCACCCACGACCACGACGACGCCATGAGCCCGCGGTGCTTGCACCGGGCGCACGTCTGGATCTTCGAGTTCCGCTGCCAGCCCTCCGCGCACTTCGAGCAGCAGTACGACCCGAGCTGGCAGGTGCGGCAGACCATCGCCACGGTCGCGTCGAACACGCACCGCTCGCGGTCGTTTGGGCCGGTATAGAGCCTGAGGATCGACTCGCACTGCGGGGCGTACGCGAAGTCGAGGTGCGCGATCTTGGAACGCTCGAGCGCGGCCGCGAGCTGAGCGCGCTTCCGCTCCGCCGGGGTCACCGGTCGCCCCGGTGCGTGTCGGCGAGGGCATCGCGCCAGAGCGCCCAGACGGCGGCCAGACCGAAGACCCACACGAGGGCGAGGAGGCCATCACCGTGCGTGACGCCGACGAGAAGCCGGAACAGCCCGGCCACGATCGCCGCGAGCCCGAAGACCAGTGCGACGAGCTCGAGGCGGCTCACGACGCCACCGCCGGCCGGTAGACCTCGGCCCCGATCGCGTCGACCGCACGGTTCGTCGACCGCAGGGTGTCGGCGTACTCGGCCGGGATCAGCCGTCGGCCGCCGCGACCATGGATTGCTTCGGCCGGACGGCCCAGCTCCTCGGTGTCGACAGCCGTTTTTGAGCGCACTTCGCTCTTGATGTCTTGCTGCATGGAATGCCCCTAGTGGGTGAAGGCCAGGCCGCGGGGTCGGAACCGCGGGGGCCGGATGATGTGGTGGGGGAGTGCTACGCCGTCTTGGCGAACTGCCGCACGGCCTCGCGGGCCGGGTCCGGTGTGCCGTCGAGCCAGTGGTCGATCGAGTCCTCACGGATCGACCACGAGCCGCCCTTGACGCGCTGCGTGGCGAACAGCTCGCCGCCCTGGCACGCCTTGAGCACGGTGTCGGGATGCTTCCGCGCCAGCACGGCCGCCTCCTTGACCGTCAGACGGGCACTCACGACGCCACCCGCTCGGAGGCTTGCACCTGGTGCAGCGTCGGAACGAGACGGTTCACGGTGAACAGCTCGTCGAGGGGTACCGAGGGGAAGGCGAGCTTCATGCGGGCCATGAACGCGTTCGACGGGTACCCGCCGGAGGTGACGCGGTAGAGGGTCGTTCGGTCGACGCCGAGGGTGGCGGCGAGGTCCGAGTCCGACGTCAGCTCGTGAGCCCGGCGCAGCTCGTTGAGCTTGTCGACGTTCAGCACCAGCTGGCCCGCCGGGGCCTGTGTTGCGTTGGTGGAGAGGTTCTTCATGCGAGGAACATTACCCCCCGTTTGCGTGCACGCAACAGGTTTACGCGGGTGAAACACGGCGTGTCCGGGGCTAGCCCTGGTTTTCCGGGTCTGCGCGGGCGGAAATATGTTGCGCGCGTGCATCATTCTGAGTAGCGTCATCACACGTGAACGCAAAGACCTGGGCCGACTTCCTCACCGCCGTCGCCGGACCTAACGCCCCCACGTCGAACCAGTCCGAGATCGCCCGCGTCGCCGGCGTCTCCACCGCGACCGTCAGCAGGTGGGTGTCCGGTGACAGCCGTCCGAAGGCCGAGCAGGTCATCGGCGTCGCACGCGCCTACAAGGTGAGCCCGCTCCACGCGCTCGTCGCCGCCGGCTACCTCGAGCAAACCGAAGTCGAGGGCGAGGTGGAGGTCCCGCGCGCCCTGGCGATCGCCGAATACACCGAGCTCGAGCTCGCCCAGGAGATGCTCCGCCGTGTCGACCGTGGAGAGGGCGCCGTCCTCGAGCAGCCTGTCGACGTCGACCACCCCGCGTGGGCCACTGTCAGTGGGTCCGCACAAGATGACATCGAGTCACTGCCCAACGCCGCCAAGAGCGACGCCCGCGAAGTCGAGGAGGACGACCACACACCGTGAGCCAGTACGTACCGCGAGAGCACGCAGCGGACCTGGGGGTTCCGATCATCGACTACCCGCTCCGCGCGGACTTCGGCCGGTACGTCCCCCAGCTCGGCGCCATCCTCATCAAGCCCCGCATGCGCGCCGCCCTCGAGCGATCCGTCATCGCCCACGAACTCGTCCACGCCGAGCGTCACGAGAGCGCGACAGGCGTCCCCCTTCTCGACCTCCGCATGGAACGCAACGCCGACCGTGTCGCCTCCCTCCGCCTCATCGACGAGGACGAGCTGCTCGACCTGATGCGCTGGACCACCGACCCCGGCCGCTGGGCCGTCGAGCTCAGCGTCACCGCCGACCTCCTCGAAGCGCGCGTCTCGCAGCTGCGCCGCACCGAACGGGCGGCCGGCTGATGGCGTGGACCGAAAAGAAGCCGTCCGGGAAGTACCAGGGCCTCTACCGTGACGCCGACGGCAAGCGACGATCCGTCGGCACGTTCTCGCACAAGGCGCAGGCCCGACGTGAGGCCGAGCAGGCCGAGGCCTCGTCGCGGAAGGCGGGGTGGCGCGACCCGTCCGCATCGCTCGCGACCTGGGGGGACTGGTGCACGACCTGGTGGCCGACACGCACCGTCTCCGCCGGCACCCTCGCCCGTGACCTCTCCCCGCTCGTCAAGCACATCAGGCCCCGGTGGGACGACGTCGCCCTCGCGAACATCACCCGCCACGACGTGAACGCGTGGGTCGCCGAGCTCATGCGGATGGTCTTCACCCGCGGCGAGGGCGACAAGGCGTCGACCTACACACTCAGCGGCGCCAGCGTCCGACGCATCGTCAGCATCTTCTCCGCATCCCTCTCGGCCGCCGTCGACGCCGAGGTCCTCAGCGCGAACCCCGCGTTCAAGATCAAGCTGCCCGCCGTCAGCCCCGGCGGCGACCGCTATCTGACCCGAGACGAGTACGCCCGCATCGCCGCACAGCTTGAGCCCGAGGAGCGCGCGATCGCCGACTTCCTCGTCGGCACCGGCGCCCGGTGGGGCGAGATGGCCGGCCTCCACGCACACCGCGTCGAGCGCGGCCGCGGCATCGTCAGCTTCATCGAGACGTGGGACACCAGCACGGGCACGATGCTGCCGTACCCGAAGGGCAAGCTCCGCCGCGACGTCCCCCTCGCCGACTGGGTGCTCATCCCAGCCACGGCCACCCGAACGGCCCTCGTCTTCGCGAACAACGGCACACCCGAAGACATCGACAACTGGCGCAAGCGGGTCTGGCAGCCCGCCGTCGACGCCGCCCAAGTCGGCCACGTCCGCATCCACGACCTGCGCCACACCTACGCCTCCTGGCTCCTGCAGGCGGGCATCCCGCTGGCCGAGGTCGGCCGGCTACTCGGCCACCGTTCCCTCGCCACAACGATGCGCTACGCCCACCTGGCCGAGACACCCCGCGACGACGTGCTCGCCGCACTGAGCCGCCCCGGCGGAGGGCAGACGGAGGGCAACGGCGTCCCCGGCGTCACCCGGCTAGACCCGCACAGAGCAGCCCGAACCGCGTAGATCCGGGCACAGACCTGGACCGACCCGCAGCCGCCCGGAAGGGGGACCGCATTCGCAATGAGAAGGTCAGGGGTTCGAATCCCCTTAGCTCCACCACTGAGAGGCCCGGATCTATCACGATCCGGGCCTCTCGTCGTTCCGGGCCCGTAAACCGCAGATGGCAGACAGAGGGCAGCACCCAAGCTGGGGTCTACCCGACGTCGGTGCTGTCACATACGATCCGTCCCATGACGGATCAGCAGATTGCACCGGGCTGGTACCCGGATGCGCAAGGAACGACGCGTTGGTGGGATGGGCAGCAGTGGACGGGGCACACCGCGCCTTCGCCGCAACACCTGCAGCCGATGCAGCCGATGCAGCCGCAGCAGCCGCAGTACGCCCCCCAACCCGTGATCGTGAACACCGACGGACGTCGTTTCTACAAGACAAGCCACGGCTTCCACCTGATCATGTCGATCGTTACCCTCGGGCTATGGCTGCCCGTCTGGGGGATCATGGCGATCCTGAACTCGTCGCGAAGCAACTGACCTCGTCTGAAACGACAGAAGACCCCCGCCCAGGCGCAGAGCCGGGCGGGGGTCTTCTCACGTCAGGGGCACGCTGTCAGCGGTCGTGGCTACGGTGTCCGTCGTGGCAGTGCAACCAGACAAGCGCGCGAAAGAGATCCAGGACCGCGAGGCCGGGACGAACCTCACCGAACGGGCCCGCGTCGGCCGGTACACGCTCCTCGCCATGGCGATGCTGCCTCACCCCGCCGGCTACGTCATCCGACGCGACGGCTCCGACCTCACCCTCGGCGGCGTCTCGCGCGACCTCCGCGGCGGCTGGATCACCGAGAACCAGCACACCGGGCGAGAGCACCGCGCCCCCACCCCCGCCGCATGCCTGGCGTGGTGGGTGGCCGAGGAAACGACATAACGACGAAGAGACCCCCTGCCTCCACCGAAGTGGGGGAAGGGGGTCTCGATTGTGCAACCTAGGATGCTCGCATGGGAAGCCGGAAGCGCACAGTGTTCATCGCGGCCGGGGCCGTGGTCCTGCTA